CTACAAGATCAATTGTAATATTATACGCTGGTTGAAAGAACGGAAGTATCTGTTCTACGATCTGTAACGCATCATCATTCAATTTTGTCATAACATTAAGTTCAAACCCAACATTATATGGAACTGGTAAATAAACTTTCTTTGTTTTTGTGCTATCTGTTTTATCTACTGCTTTAAAAGTTCTGGTAATACTACCTTTTCTACCAGGATCATAATTCATAGAAGACATCTCAAATGACATCCTAGGCAATGTAATAGCAGTTGCCTTTGTCAATTCTTCTTGCTGCTCAAGTTTTGCTAAAAACTTTTGCTTAGGACCATATATTAATGGAACCTTAGTTTCACTAATAGTTGCCCCACTCCTGTCATCATGGCGAACATTGATATCATTAAAAAGTGTACCAAATGAAATAACAGTCTTTCGTAAAATTTCGTGGTAAAAATAAGTACCTAACATTATACATCTCCAAAGGGATTTTTCTCAGTAAAGTCGAGAAGTTCGTCTGCTGCAGCTTCAAACTCATCATTCATAAAGAATTCATCTCCTGAAGCTTGAGTACTCAAGTCATCAGAATAAGAGAACACTTGATATCTAGCAGATGATGCAGTTCCAGTAATATACTCACCAGACCTGAAATCACCTGTATTTATCGAAACTTCTAATTTTCTATTAACAGAGTCCCAACTCTTAACATATGCTTCAGTACCTGAATCAGATCCAACTACCCTCTCATTAAGATGATATGTTCCTATACCTGTACTCAAAGGAGCAGAGATTGAAATAGTAGGAGTGTTCTCATAACCAACACCAGCATCTGTTAGATAAATTCTAAACATGTTAGAACCAGACAAGGTTGCAACAGCAGTCGCTTGTATCTGACCTGCCTTAGCACCAACCATAGCACCAGTACCAATAAAGGTTGTATTAACAGTACCAGTACCAGCAATAGATGTACCAATACCAACACTGTTAGTACCAATAGAAGTTACAATTCCTCCACCTGAAAGTGTTACAGCACCAAGTGACTTGAAGTTAATAGTATGACCAATAGCAATATTTGCCATAGTATTAATTCCACTGATCTGCATTGTTCCAGCAGTAGCAACACCAGTAAACTCATATTGTTTATCAACAAACTGAGGATGTTGAATAGTAATTATAGGAGGACTAACATAATTAACACCTGGTTGAGTAATTCTAATAGATGAAATACCACTATTAGTTAATGTTGAAGTTGCTGCAGCACCGACACCTGGTGTACCAAATCCAATGATAGGTGGTTCAACATAAGCAAAACCAGGATTAGTTAGTGCAACGAAATCAATAGCATTTAGATTACCTTTACTTGTAGTAATAGCAACACATTGACCCAATGATGTAGATACACCAGCAGGGGATGCCTGAACAATAACTGAAGGTGGTGTGGTATATCCAGAACCATCATCATTCAATGTAATCTTCTGTATTGAACCATTTAGTGCAAAGGTGTCAACAGATGCCTTAGCAGTCGATCCTATACCAGCAAGACTTACTGTAGTAATATATCCTTCTTCGCTTAGTCTGGTATCTATAGCAGCAACATTTGTATCGATAATCTCGTCTTGTAACTGGAAGAGTTCACATTGAAGTTCGTATGTATAGTTTTTACCTAACTGGAAAAAAGGACTCTCATGTTCTACCTGTTTAATTTCAAATAGTCTCTCTCCTAATGGAAAAAATATAAGATCTCCTTCTTTGGGTCTAGTACCAAAATCTATATCACCATCTAACGGACCTTGCAAGTTAGTAGAGTTAAATTGAAAAGGAGCAATAAAATCCTCAAATCTTTCTCTTGATATTGTTAAAGTAATTTCATTCTGTAAATTTATACCAAACTTAGTCATGACATCACTACCCTTAGCGTAACCCTCATAGTTGTTTAGGTATGCTTCGATAATATAATTATCGTTGAATTTTGATGATTGAACTTCACCTAAAATATCATCAGTAACTATTTGTTTCCTAGGAATGTAGTAGCAATCTAAACCAAACATTCCAATTTGTTCATCAACAAGCTGCTGAACTAATCGCTGCTCATCAGGTGAACCATGTTGGAAAAAAGGATTTAATGGCATTAGCCTATCATATCAAGAACTGGCATTTCATATGTATCTTGCATCTTCTCTTCTATTTCTCTTATCTCAAAATCAGCATCTTCGTATAATTGTCTACCATTAAGTTCTACACCACCTGGCAATTTAACACCTTGGAACTTTATAAGATTTTGTCCCCATTGTTTTTTTGTTTTTGCTGTTAGATATTTTTTCAAGAAATAATCATTGTAAACTCCACTATAATTTGATGGATCCATTATTCTATAACACTCTATTAGAATGTAATGCCCATCAGTTGCAGCAGCCCAATCAATATCCAAATAGAGTCTATTGTTTCTCTTGTTATATCTAATCTGTGTAGATGTAGTTAATAAGAAATTAATATCTTCAAGATATGTTTTAATCTGAGCATAATTCAATAGACCATTATATCCCATGTTAAAAGCAATATCATTTAAGAACAACTGATACTTTAAATTGAACATTCCATTACTAAGTCCACTACTATTAAATTGATGAACTTTTTCTATACCAAGCACAGAATCAGGTACAGTTAGATAATTTTCATTCTCTTCAAAATCACCAGAGGTAGTTGTTGTGGTTGTAATACCTAAGTTATTATCACCACCTCTTGCTCTACCCTTACGAATATCGTCTGTAGTAAGTTTATACTTAAGTAATACTTTTTCAACTCCATCAAAATGTCTTTCATAAAACAATTGCAATGAATCATCTAGTAAATCATCAAACTGTTCATCGGCAACATTGATCTCCAATATAGGAGCACCTAATTGTCTAAAAACATAATCTTGTAATGTTAACCTACTATTTGGTTTTGCCATTAGAAGAATCCTCCGTCGATAGAGTCAGACCATGATGGAACTCCAGCAGCGTTCGTGGTCATAACATAGTTAGAAGTAGTTAGGAATCCAACTGTGCTTGCTGTACTTACTAATCTACCATCTGCTTCAAAGTAACCCATACCATTAGGACCACTGTATCCAATACCAGTGCTTCCTCCTTGATCCGAGCGATAGTATAAACCGTTCTTAAATGTAGCGTAACCAACAACATTGAAGTTATCTTGGATTGTTACTTGACCTGATGCAGAATCAAGAACAAGTTCTCCAGTGTTAGTTTCAATCTTAGTACTAGAACTACCTGCACCAATCTTGATGTCAGATATAGTAGCAACTCCACTAATAACAGTTAAGTTAAGTGTACTGATACCAGTTACATTTAAGTTTCTACCTTGAACTTCATCATAGTAAACATCACCAATTACATTCAAGTTACCAGCAACAAATACATCTTGCTGGAAGGTTGCTATACCAACAAAGGTAGAGAAACCAGCAAAGGTCATCTCAGTAGCAATACCAGTTTGAATCCTAGCGTTAGTAATTGCAAAGTTGGTTGCTAAACCAGCATTGATCTTAGCGTCAAGTGCATCTAGATTAGTAACATCAATTGTTGTAATTGTTGCTGCTGTACCTGTAAGGGATGTTACAACACCTACATCAATAAATGCGTTAGTTGTAATAGCAACTCTAGTCTTAAGAGTATCACTAATATACACGCCATAGTCTGTAGTTTCTAGGCGTTTTGCATTATCGTGGAAGAGCTCTACTCTAGAATCTGTTATAAAGTTAGCAAGATTCTCTCCATTTGTTTTTTGAAGAGAGATATAGTTATCAGATTGAATAATGAACTGTCCAGTTCCCTCATCTCTAATGTAACTATTATCACCTGTATGGTAGATTTTTAAATCTTGTCCATGACCAAATGTAAGATTAGCAGAGTCAGCAAAGTGACCATCAGTTGCAAATCCAACTGTACCAGCAACACCTATGACAATATCGTCAACAAATGTAGATACACCTGTTACTCTTAGATCTGCATCAATATCTACATCTGCATTGATATCAAGATCGCCACCGTATGTTGAAACACCAGTTATATTAACACGCTCAAACTGAGCAGTATCTAAAACATCAAGTCTATCTCTAGGTGATGCAGTTCCGATACCCAACTTCTGATTGGCATCAAGACGCATACCTTCAACATTATCAGTGTTAAATCTGATAGTGCCATCACTACCAGAATCATCTAGAGCAATAGAAGTGTCATTCTTCTGGAACGCATCTAACTGAATAACTGTAGCAGTTAAGATACCTAAAATGTTTACATCACCAGTGATGTTAATATCACCAGCACCAGCAGGATCAATATTAATATCTCCTGAAGTCGATTCAATACTATTACCAGCAATTTGGATATTACCAAATGTACCACTGTTAGGAGTAATCGTACTGTTGTTACTACCATCAGTTATTACTAATGAAGATAGTGCCTGTAGACTTGTTACTTGTTGTGAGAATGATACTGTGCCATTTTCTTGATCAACGAAGAACGCTTCACCAACTCTGAAGTCTCCTCTTTGGTCAATACTTACATAAGATACATCACCGTTATTAACTTCAGTAACTTCGTTCGCTTGTATCGCTAAGTTAGGATCGTTTGTAATATCTGCACCAGCACCAACTTGGTTGAAGTTGAGTGCAAACATTCTTAACGCAACACCTTCACCATCAGCGATAACACCCTTTTGACCATACTCAACAGCACAACCAACTGAACGCATGTCAGCACCAAACTGACTATAATCAGCAAGGATAACCTTTGTTGCAGTTCCAATTCCACCACCTGCTTGAGTGATGCGAATATCTTGATTGCGAACTATGTTATCAGTAGTTGTACTGATACCATTAGAACCGTTAAAGTTAAGTAGTAATCTAGTATCCTTATCACCTGTTAACTCAGCAGTAGGAGCAGTGAAGTTTGCTGTGTACTTAGCAACACCATACTCTACTCTGAAATCATCAATCCAACCTGTTACATTATTGCTTGCTCCATCAAAATCAGCACCAATTACAAGACCTTTAGATGCACCATAATCTGTGGTGTCTGAAGTCTTGATACCTCTTTGTGTACCATCAACAAATAGTCTTGTGTTTGTACCACCTCGTGCAATTGCATAGTGCTTCCAAACTCCAGTAGCAATACCAGCACCAGATCCAGTGATAGCAGTAGTTGTACCAACTCTTAGGTCAACTTCACCAGCAGCACGATAT